GAGACGGCTAATTTTATTGCCGATAACCACATATTATACCACTATTGCAGTTTTTTTCTTCTCAGATAGCATTCTGTTTCTGCCTCTTACTCCAACTACCTCTGGTTTTGCGATGTAGTTAGGGGCACCAACAGCTGTTGACTTAGATCTTGGATCTATTTCAACTTTTTGCTCTGGGACATTCACTATTGTTTGTTTTTTATAGTTCATCATAGCTTTTTTGCTCCTTTTTATTAATTATCGTCTATCATAACTTGTGCTTGTTGTACACCTTGCTTTGCAAGACTGACTCCAGCACGTAATTTAGCTAAATCTTCGTTTTGTTCAAGTTTATCTTCGGCTATTTCTTGCGCTTGCATCAATTTTGCCGTGTTTAACTCTTGATTTGCCTGATCTGCTTTTGTTTTACGCTCGTTTTCCATAGCTCTAAGGTCAACTTCACGTGATTTTAGTTTTAGAAGAGGGTCATTATCAAATTGTGATGTGATTTCCTTCTCTTCTTTCATGTATTCTTCCGTCATTTCTGCAATTAAAATCGCTTTTCTAGATTCTATCTGATTTGTCATCGATTGTAGCTGTTGTTGTATCTGTGGATTCATCGCAGCCATCTGTTGCATCTGCATCATCTCTGCCATTTGCTCTCTAAATTCTAATTGAACCTGCTCCTGAGCCATAATTGATATATGTTCAAGTATATTTTTCTGTATCGCAGCCATAATTCCTGGATTATTTCTAACCATGTTTGTTGACATAAAATTTAAATGCGCTGTGATATGTGCTCTGTGGTCTTGACCAGGAAAAGCTTGAAAAGGTTTTCCTGCCATAGCATTTATGTGTTCCATACTTGGGTCCATCGGTGCATTCGGTGCAGGTGGAGGTAATACAGCGTCAACATTTTTGACACCGATCGCCTCGTACATGTTTCTGTAAATCTGATACATGTTATGTAATTGTGGATTTGATGTTGCAAGTTGTAATTGCGTTTGTGCCATCGTGATTCTTTGAGACATAGAAAATATATTTGGGTCTGCAACTGGTATGACATCTATTCTATCATCAAAGTCTGCCTGTTTTATATTTCTCTGTGCACCCACAACATCATATGGATATTCTGGTGGTAGATATTGTGAAACCACTTTCGCCAAAATCTTAAATTCATCTTTCATTGCCGCATAACATCTTTTGTGTATCGCAGACATTACACGTGAACCTCTTTCAAGAAGAGCAATCGTTGTACCAACAGCAGCGTTTTGTTTTGTTTCTCCTATCTGCATGTCAGCTATAGATGCAAATCTTTGACCCGCCTGAACAACTACTCCTAGTAATTGTAATAGTGTTGGTGATGGTTCTTTGTATGGCAATGGAAAGAAAGCATCTCTCAAACTACCACCTGGTGCATCAACGTCTTTGAATTCACCTGGTTGTATTGGTGATGCTTCATCTCTAACTCTTACGCCCCTCTGTTTAAATCCTGCAGGTAGGTTTGCTAATGTTCCTGCATCTAGCAACTGACGGAGAGCCGTAGTTGCAGTACGGCTCAATCCGCCAATCATATGAATGAGTCCAAAGCCATAAAATCCTAGTCCTGGCAGAAATTTGAAGTGGACAAAATATTGGATTTTACTTTTCTTTAGATCATCGGGCGCATAGTTCCTTCTGATAGAAAGAACTGTTCGGGTACCTTCGTCAACAGTTACGATGTAAGGTAATTTTATTCCTGTTGGCTGATTGTCTGCACCAACGTCTTCGAAACCTTCTAGGTCTAAATTTACATGACACTCTAATAAAGTATAGATTGCTTCTGGCTTACCAGATTTTTTTGTGCCATCTAATTCTCTTTCTTTTTTCTCAACATCATTTTGTGTTGTAGTATTTGGTGGACCTAAATCTACGTCCACATAAAAACCATTTACTTGTTGTTTACGTAATTCATTTTCTGACATCTTGATTACGTGTATTACTGATTCCGCATCATCCAAACTTGTTGCCGTGTATGGCACGACCAACTCATCAGCTGGTACAAACTTAGATACCACTCTTGCAAGTGGTACATCATAATAAACTTTTTTAAATGTAGAACCTGCTAGTGGTAAATGAAAAAGCATAGAATCAAATTCTGCTTCATACTCTTTCATCTCATCCATGATAAGATAATTTAAATAATCTTTGACACGTTGAGCCTGTTGTTCTGTGCCTGGGTTTTTTAATCCCATGACTTGAGTTCTTACAGGTCCATCGCTTGGTAATAATTCTTTGTAAGCTTGAGCTTGAAACTGAGTTACCGCTTCTGCTAACACTGGGTGTGTTGCACCTGAAGCTCCTTGAAATGGTTCTGTTCTATCTTCGTATTTAAATCCTAAAAGATCCAGACCTTGTGTGTAAGATCTTTCCCAATCTTTTCTAGACATTTTATAATCAGTATAATTGTTTACCATTTCTCCGCCGATAGGTTCCAAGACATCGTCTGGTAATATATCTGCTAGGTTATCAAAATGATTTTCTGTTCCCGGTATATTTATAGCTCCCGGTTCAAAGTCTAAAGTTGCGCCGCCGTCCTCTTCTGGTATGACCTCTACGGGTCCTTTTTCTGTATCTTCTTCCTGAACGTTAACATCCATCATCTCCTCTTCAGAGGGTACTTTGATTTCGGTTCTTGTGTTCGGGAGTCCTTTTTCTATTTCTGCCATTTATTACTCCTCTATTTTCATAGCACGATTAAACAAACCTTTCAAGCCTTGTGAATCAGGGTTCATTGATCTTCTCTGTGCACCCTTATCAATACCACCAGATAAACCTGCAATACCACCCCCTGCTGCCATAAAATCATTATCGTATGCAGTAAGTGGATCTGTTCTTCTCTCTTGTTTTCTTTTTAAATCCTCATCTGCAAGTTTCTTTTCTAGTGCTCTGCTTTCAGCTATGTTTTTATCAAACATATCTAAATCAAAAAATCCTCCCTCGTCTAATTGTGGATTGACTCTCATAAAAGGTTCTTTTCTTTTTTCAAAAGTTTTTAACATGTCATCTGTTTTTTTACCTGGTCTTAAATTATTAGGATCTCTTATCTCACCTAATTTATTTAATGTACTTAGATAACCTGAAAAAGCTTCATTTAATGCATCGCCTTGTCCGTATGTAGACATTTCTTCTTTTAACCTATCCTCTCTGCTTTTTCCTCCAAGTCCATATGTTAATGTGTTTACAATCTCCTCTGCTGGTTTACCTTGTGCATAATCAAACAGACCAATCGGTACAGCGATACCAACCTCCACTGCTAGTGCAGCAGGACCTAACACTCCTTTGATCACGCTTCCTGCACCCTTGACCGCGTTTCTAAAATTTAATAGTTTAGATTGTGCAGCGCTGTCTCCAGCTTGTGCTGCTTTAGATATTTCATTTAAAGATCTTTCATATGCTCTAGGATTCATACAATTAACACCATCAGAAAGTTTACATGCGATTCCTAATTCTTTCATAAAAGGTATAAGACCTTTTACGTTTTGTTGTTTTGCATTTTGTTTTGCTAGTTCTACGTTTTCTAAAAATATTTTAGATTTTTGAATGTTTGCTTTATCAACATCACTAAGTGTTCCTTCCTTAACTTTTCTTTTGTAAAAAGGTTTCAAGTCACCTTTTTCCGTTATGTATTGTCTGACAAAAGTTTTAGCTTCTTTCTCTGTCATGTTAGGGAAAACATCAAACATGTCCATTGATTTTGTTTTTTGAAAAACCTCTCCATAAACATTTCCATCACTTAACGTAACAGTTTTAAATCCATCAGACTGAGCAACATATTTCATTAATAAATTGTCTTGTTCCGCTAGAAGTTTTTTCTTTGCTGCTGCGGATGCTCTAGAGTTTTTAATTTTTTTTATTTTATTTTCTGCTTCTCTTATTTTAAAATCTAAATCTAATGCTTTTGCATCTCCTTTACCTGCCATGGCTTCGTTAATAGCTGTAGGAGTATAAATTATATTACTTGGTTTAATTTTTACTTTAGGATTTTCAATATTTTGAGCATGACCTTTTTGAATACCAGACCCTTCTTCTGCAACTAAAAAATCTTCTACCCCTCCTTGAGTTTTAATAAAATCTCTTCTAGCATCTTTAGTTATTTTTGCTTTTTCTGGATTTAGTGGTTTAATATTTTTAGGATTTGCCTTTCTAAAATCATCTCTTAATTTTAAAGCTTCATCTAAACTATCTATGTTTTTATATTTGTCAGATGTCGTGCCTATTTTTTGCACATTTTTATCTTGAACTCTTACACGAACACCGTACTTTCTAAAAATTTCACCAGTTTCTTTGTTTCTAAAATCTGTGTAAGTTATATTATCGTAACCTGGTAAAGCTTTAAATCCAGAAGCATTTCTAGTTTTTACACCTTTTTCTTTTGCATTTTCTATACGAGTTAGATTTTCTAATTCTAGATCAGCTCTTTCACCTTTTTTAAAACCCATACGTCCACCATCCATCATTGGATTACGGTCCATGAAATCTTGTTGTGGTCTTGATGCTCTATTTGTTGTTGTGATCTGATCTTCACCCAGTTCTTTTTGCAACTGTTCTATTGCTGTTTCGAAATCATTCATTATTCACCTAATAACCTAGCGATACCACCTGATGCAAAAACATTTGGATCCTCATCGGGAGCTGGTCCGTATTTATTTTCTATGTATTCTGCTTGTTCAACTCCATCTTCATTTAATTTTTTAGCAGCATCCTTTTTCTTTTTAGATGTTACAAATTCTTTTAGATTTGGTTTGTTGTCTCCTCTTGCAAGTATTTTTAATTTAGTTGTATCAGACATTAATTCATCAACACTATTTACAAGATTCTCTCCATCAAATTCCATATCACCATCCATGTTAACAACTCGTGGTTCAGGTTCTACCGCATAAAACTCAGCTGATGGTCTTGGATCTCCCTCATCAGGTAAAGGTTTTTTATAAACCAAATCAACAGATTGTTCACCAACGTTTGTTGGTGACTCGTATGATACTCTGATCTCACCTGTATCTAGATTTCTATAAACTGTTACGTCCTCAAACTTATCAATATCTAATTTATGTACGAGCTCTCTTTCCTGTGTTGCAAATTTTTTGGTTACATCCGTACCTTCGTTAATAACTTTTGTAACAAGGGCATCGAACCATTCTGGTTTACCAGGAATAGCATCTGTTTTAATAATATTTTTTGTAACTTGTTTTGCACCTTCTTTACCAAAAAGTTTTAGTGCACCCATTTTCAATGCACCGATACCAGCGCCAACACCTGCCGCTGCTTTTAAAAATCCTCTACGTGCTAAATCTATAGATCCTTTTTTGTAACCAGCACGACCGCCTTTTGCAAACTGCATGTCTTCTTCATTTACTTGTGGATTTCTAACTGAATTAATAACTCCTAAAATAGCAGCTACTTGAGGAGCCATACCAAATATACTTCCAAGACCTAATTTTTCTATCGCTTTATTTTTTAAATATGTTTTTCCTGTATTGGTAGCAACTGTTTTTGCAATTTGTTTTGGAATAGTGTAGTCGTAATTTGTACTATTGTCTCCTCCTCCACCCGTTGGTCTTTCAACAGGTCCTGTTCCTCCACCTTGATATCCACCTTTACTTGGACCCACATTGCCTTTTGAATCAGCAACTGTTCCCATATCAGAACCACCTGCATAACCAATACGTCCACCGTCTGCCATTAATTGTACTTCTTCTGGTAGTCCTCTATCTTTTCTTTGTTGATCTCTTATTTGTTGTTGAATTTTTAATTTTTCTAAACCTTCTGGAGAAAGTTTTTTTTCAAAACCTTTTTTCATCATTTCCATTTGTAATTTGTATAACTCTATTTCTTCGGGAGTCATTTTACTAAAATCAATACTTCTAAAAAATCCATCTTTTTTTATGGGAAGTAGTCCGTCTTTTAAACCAATACGTCCACCGTCTGCCTTATTTTCTGGATCTTCCATTTTTTTCTTTAAAGACTCAATACCTTCTTTATTTCTTTTCATAAATCTTTGTCTAATCTGATCTTCGGTCTCTTCTATATTTTTACCACCCATGATAGGTTTATTAGGATTGACAGGACTACGATCAATCATACTGACAACTTTTCTTTCATCTATAGCTTGATTCATAAGTTTTTGTTTTAATAGAATCATCTCAAGATTATTTGGTTTTCTACCAGTATTTTTGATAAAACTACTTACTAAGATCTGTAAAGCTTTATTCATTAATAGTATATCCTCGTTGGTTTAGTTACCTTATCTTCCACATAATCTTCAGGATGTCCGATCAGACCACCTTGTCTGAATCGCATTATCGCCTGTGTCGTGGAATCCACAAGGTCATCATGATCTCCGTATGGAAAAGCCGCGCATTCTTCAATGACCTCCTCGGCAAATTTTTCCTCCGGACACCATATCATACCAGATTCAAACAGCGGCGCAACAGCATTTACACGTGAGTGCTTATCGTTTCCTTTTGAAGGGGTGAAATTCACTACAGGTATATCCATCTGTCTCAACTCGTATGTTAATGGCAATCCACTGGCTTTGGATTCAATTATCACAGTCTCAGGATTCCAGTAATCATACTGCTCTTTTGCCAATCGTTTTAGCTCCGGAAATTCGTATCTGCCTTTGATGGCGTCTAGTAATATGAGATTAGCTCCCTCGTCCTCTGAAGGATACCAGACACCCCAAGTTGTTATCGCACTGTAATCAGCTGTCTCCTTTTTTAAAAATGCTGTATCGTAAGATTGTATCACGTGATGTATCTCTGGTGGTTCGTCGTGCGGATATCTTTTCCACCACTCACGTTTCAATATCGCTCCTTCTTCTGCTGTCGGGTTCTGCATCCACTGCGCA